CATAATATCTTTTACCCATTGCCCCACCTTTTCACTTATCTATCTAAAACCCACCTATCCAGGCAGATATAAACATATATTTCTATAATGGTTGATATGTTAAGGCCCATTACAAGGACGGCTAAACCCGGTTGCACCGTCAAAAAAAATTAAAATCTACGGTCCCAATCTTCAAAAAGCCACGCCCATGCCTGGCGGACTTTCAAAAATCCTATGAACCATAAAGCGGCAAGCGTGAAAAATCCCGTTGCCGTAACTGCTGCAATTATGGTAATAACCCTTGTGACCATGTAAAACCATCCTTTCCAATGCGGTTTCTTCCTATATATAGAAAAACCACATTTACAAACACTATATATTGTGCTATACTCTCTTTGTTGAGTTCCAACCCCTATTGTTTTAGGTCCCCACCTTTGCAATAGGGGTTCGCTTTTTCTATGCTTCCGGTATTTCTTCAAACTCTGTTTCGTAAATATCCGGTGCATATCTCATTAAAAGGCTTTTTGCTTCCTCTTCTGTTATGGCGTGTCCTACTTTCTTGTTGTAGTCCTCTGTATGCGTCAAAAGCCAATTTCCTTTTTCACTTCTCCACAATTCACAATCGTATGTAGTTCCTACTTCTCTATTTCCGTAAATTGCCTTAACAAGTGGGTTATTGGTTTTATACCATTTCTCCACATTCGCTATTTTCTTCATTTTATCCGTATCGTACTTTAATCCCTGGATAACAAACTTCATTACTGCACCCCTCTTTCCGCCTTTTCCTCACATTTCCAATAATATTTATTGATAATCAACATTTCTTTGGATAAAAGCATGGATAACCCTAAAGGAACGGTTATAAATGCTATTGTTGCATCCCCCTCTA